GTCGTCATCGTCGATCTGCGCCTCCCTCATGTCGTTACTGGTCATCAGCTCCTCGACCTCATAGTCATCCAGGCCCTCGATTACCTTTCGGAAATTTACAACGGCCTTTCCGGTGAGTACGACTTTACGGCTCATGGCGTCACCCGCTTGAACTCGACGCCGGGCGCCAAGTAGCTCCGGTTGTAAATAATTGATTCGATGGTAGGTACGCTTACGCCAAACTCAGCCGCAAGATCCTTCACGCGCGCACCTGCTCTTCGTCTTGTTCGAATCGCCACCGCTTGGCCGCCGGTCAATTTTGCGTTGTGGTGATTGCTTCCGCCGAGATAGGTGCCGTGTCGCTTCCGATCATCGGCATTTTCAGCGTCGGTGCCGTACTTCAGGTTTCCGGGTGCATTGTCCGAAGGGACACCGTTCAGGTGGCGGACCACCAGGCCATCAGGACGCGGGCCGTGAAAAGCATCCGCCACCAGTTGATGAACGCCGACAGGCCGCGACTTCCCGTTTGACAGCATGGCCGACACGGTCTTGTAGCCCTTGCTGGTGGTCTGCTGCGCAAGCTCGTATGCAAATTCAGGATCAATTGTGGAAACTGATCCACGCTGAATCCCTTTCCCGCGACGTCGGTGAGAAAACACTCGGCAGTCATTCGTTGCTGAGTACCCAGGGAATGAAGGGCACGATTTCATTGCTCGATCCTCCGAAAAGAAACGCACCAAACCCACGGGTTGGCATACCAGTCGCCGCCGGCGGCGTTCCACAGGTTGGCGAACGCAAAGCGCGGCGTGAGAAGGCATTGTTCGTGGCTGGTGGTTTTGTCCCAGGCCCACCCGGTACGCTGTTGGTGGCCAGCCTGCGCGGGACAATCACCGACATCTTTCCAGCCGGTGCCGCCGTGGAAGCACTGCTGGCCGTAGTCGGTGAAGAAGCAGCCCTCGGCCTGGGCCTGTTCTTCGCTGATGTCCTGCAACCGCTCGACGCGCACGGCGGTGATCTCCAGCAGGATGCGGCAGGCCCAGCGGGGCATATGGATGCTTGGCTTCCAGGTTGGCTGCTCCTGCTCGTACGGGGTCAGCCCGTCGGCGGCGTAGACCAGCGTCCCGTCCTCGAGCGCTTCACCGATGTCCAGGTCGTCGGGCTTTAGGTAGGGGCCGCGCGTCACTTCGAAGTGATCGCAGTACCAGGTCTCGCGCACCCACAGCCGGTCGCCGGGCTTGCCGTAGGGGCATTCCGGATTAGGCTTTGTCACGTCCAGGTTGCGGATGAAGGGTTGGCCTTTGCCGTAGCTGCCGATGTCTGCCTGCGAGCGCGGCTGAACCTTTACTGCCCGGCGTGTCACCGTCTTCCGGCCTTCCAGGATGGCGCGCACCATTGGGCCGGCGAACAGAATGGGGCGTTCCTTTATTTCAGGCATGACGATTCCTTGGCCGCGGCGTGGCGGCTGACTTGAAGGGGGAGGGGTTACTACTGGTCGATGACTTTTGCCTGGTTACCCTTGCAGGTGCATGGCAGGCGGCCCTGGTTGCAGTTGCAAAAAGCCGGCTTGAGGAACGCGACGATATCGCGCTCAAGATCGACCCAGCCCGTGCCGTCAACGACCGCACGGCAGCGCCGCAGCAGGTCTATCGCGCCGTCGTTGCGTTCATCGGCTGCGGTCAGGTGCTACTGCAGTTCATCTGCCCGGCGCCAGTCGTTGAAGTTCGGCACCGGCTTACCAGCCATGCGGTGCTCAATCATCGACCAAACCAGTTGATACTCAGGCCAGTCGTGCTCGACAACCACGCATTCAACCATCGCTTTCGCGTGGCAGTCGCGCAGGTATTCAGCCTCGTCCTTCGGCAGGCGATTAAGCTTCAGGACGATGTAGCGATCTTCGCGTTTGAACTCGTTCATACAGCCTCCACCACAAGAAGATCATGGGCATTCACAACGGTCATGCCGAGCCGTTCAGCGATCAGCACTTCCAACCTGGCGCCCTTGGAGTGCTCCCAGCCAGGCAGCGTGGCCACGGTGTCGCATTCCATCAGGGCGACGATGTCGCGGCGCATGCAGTCGTGCCAGGAGCCGCCGTCAGGGTTGAGCTCTGCGGGATTGGTGACGGTTTGGCCGCCAGCGCGCAGGCTGGCGGTCATGGCGGCGAAGGCGGGGAAGTTCAGTTCGGGCAGGCCGGTCATGGGGCCGCTCAGGTAAATCCGTTTCACGGGGAGTCCTTCCCGGGCCATGCCCGGCGGGTGAAGGTGGGGGGGCAGTCGACGAACGGTCGCCGGCAACTAATTGCACATGTGTTTGCGAGAAGAGCTGACCGGCAGCATTCTTTGGCTGTCAAAAGCCGGAGCGCTGTCACATGAAACGACTGACCGAGTTGGTAAACCTGATCGCGGCCTTGATCAGCCTGATCGATGTGGTCAAGCGTACGGGCTGGTTTTGAGCTGTTTCAGGATGCGCTGGCCGATCCAGCGCACGACGGTGACCGCCTTGCTGTTCCCGATCGCCTTGTAGCGCGGGCCGTCCGGACATTCCTTGGCCGGCTTGCCGCGCCAGGGGATGAGCGTGTAGTCGTCGGGCATGCCCTGGAGACGTTCGCACTCGCGGGGTGTCAGGCGGCGTACCGAGGCCCCGACCTGTGCGACTGGCATGCCCTGGCCGGCTTTGCCACCGCCGCCAGATAGTGAGCCAGCAATGCCGCCGTCACCGTGTTCGTAGCGCACCTCGGCGCGCGAGTTCTCGGCAAACGCCGCAACCATGAGTGCGTTCTCTTGGCCGTTGTTTCGGCCCAAGGCGAACGCCGTGGTACTGCTGGTGCCTGGATCTTGCGTTCCGTGCACAACCAGAAGGCCTGACTCTGCATCCTGATTGGTGGCGCTGCCGGCCGCTTTGCCGTTGGCATTGATGGTTCCAGCGACAAGATGGCCGGCCGCCGCCTCGTCTGCACCGATTCGCCAACCCCCGCCCGGCGACGTGCCTGCAAGTGTGCCGGCCGTCTCGGGGCATGACTGAACAAAGAAGGTCTCGCTCTCGACATCAAGCCTGCTGTCCTTTGCGGTCAGCGTGGCCGACCGCTCAATCGAGCCTTCCAGGCTGTGTCCGCCGAACGCCGGGATTCCGGCGAACACTTCAACCGCCGGGCCCTCATCTCCCTCGCAGTTCGGGCATCCGTAGGGGCCTAGATCTTCTCCGAAGACGTAACTGCACCCGCACTGGAGCGCAGGGCCGAAAGGAGCTGTTCCGGTAACGTCCTGCCCCTCGCCTCGGCGCGGCGCAGTATCCCGGCGCACGCCTTCTCGCTCAAAAAGTACCTCGAGGGGATCGAACCCGTCTCGAGCACTTGCGACAACGAACACACGGCGGCGTCGTTGGGCCAGGCCGAAATATTGGGCGTCCAGAACCCGCCATGCGGCTGTTCTCGTGGGTCCATACACACAACCAGCGTCCTTCCATTTTCCCCCTGGCGGCTGAAGTTCTTGGGATTCGCCCACCAGGGCGCCGAGGAAACAGCCGAACGCGTTGCCTTTGTCGGAGAGGACGCCCGGGACGTTTTCCCAGACGATGATGGTGGCAGGCTTACCTCGGCCGGCGCGAACATAGTCAGCTGCATCTGCAAGCTCCACGTATTTGATGGTGAGGGCGCCGCGCGGGTCGGTGAGGCCTTCGCGCATACCGGCGACCGAGAAGGCCTGGCATGGGGTGCCGCCGACCAGCACGTCCGGCGCCGGGATCTTGCCGGCCAGCACCAAGGCGGCCAGCTTGGTCATGTCGCCGTGGTTCGGCACATCGGGGTAGTGGTGGACCAGCACCGCCGAAGGGAAAGGCTCAATCTCGGCGAACCAGGCGGCTTTCATTTTTAGTGGCGACCACGCCAGAGAGGCAGCCTCGATGCCCGAACAAACGGAACCGTAGGTGATATCGGACATAGAGGATCCTCGCTGGCTGGCGTGATTCGTAAATTGGGTTGATGATTTGCACTCAGCAAAAACCTGACGGTGACTGCTATGAGCACGAAAACCGATGTGGAAGCGATACGCCTGATAGGCGATGAGGTAGTTCGGCTGCTAAGCCTCCCTGATGACAGGCTTGATGCTGAGGCCGCAGAAGGGCTTAGGTTGATTGCTGATCTGGCTCGGTGGCGCGACCTTGCCTACGGGCCTGCGCCTCGCGCTTCTGGTAGGTCTTGGTCAGTGCTGCGTTGACGCTGTTGCCGCGCAGCAGGACGACATTCGCCAGGGCGGCGCGATCTTTCTGGCTGTGGCTGGCTTGCCCAAGCAGGCCGAAATAGCTGTTGGCCGTCTCACGCAGATCCTCGACCGGCGCTGCGGCGGTGCGTTTCAGGGCCTGGGCCAGCGAACGTTTCCGCGTCGTGCGCCGCCAGGGCTTGATGACGTGCCCGACGAAGTCGACGCCGCGGTCAACTGGCTGCAAGATCGTTTTTGACGGGTTGAGCTGTGCCCCCAGGCCGGGCAGAAAGGCTTCGACCTGGGCCAGCCACTGGTTGAGCTGCTGCGGCGACTCGTGGAGAAAAATGAAGTCGTCGACGTAGCGGATGTAGTGCCGGGCCTTGAGCGTGTGTTTCGCGAACTGGTCCAGCGCGTCCAGGTAGATGTTCGCGAAGAACTGGCTGCTCAGGTTGCCGATCGGCAGGCCCAGGTGAGCTGGCTGCGCGGTCAGACGCTTGTGCTGCGGCACCCTGGCGAACAGATGCGCCGGGCTCCGGGTTTCGTAGTCGGTGCGCGGGTCGTGCATCAGAACCTGCTGGGCCAGGGCCATCCACCACGGTTCGCTGATCCTCGCGGCCAGTTGCTGGGCCAGAACGCGCTTGTCGATCGCGACGAAGAAATTCGCGAGGTCGCACTTGAGGTAGAAGACCGGCTTCGACCAGTTCTGGCTGATGCTCCGGATCTTCGCCTCAAGCCGGGTAGCGGCGTACAGCGTGCCGCGACCGGGGATACAAGCGCAGGTGTCCGCTATGAAGCTGCTTTCGATCCGGGCACCGATATGGTTGTACAGGAGGTGGTGCACGATTCGGTCGCGGAAGTCGGCGGCCCAGACCTCCCGGGCTTTTGGCCGAGTTACGACGAAACAAATAGAACGGCCTGGGCGGTAGTTGCCGCTGACCAGGTCGTCGTGAAGCGCCGTCAGGTTCCGCTCCAGGTTCATTTCGAAAGTCAGCGCACTGTCGCTGTTGCGCTTTGTGCGTCGGCAATCGTAATAGGCTTGGACCAAGTCGTTGAACGGGTAGGGGCCAACAGTCGAATCTGCGGACGGGGCGGACGCGGAGCTCGTTGTTCTTGTCGTTGTTGTTCTGATTGCCATCATCGAAGTTCATGTTGAATGCGTTGTTGGCGGAGCGCTGCGACCTATCGTGCTATCTACGTCACCTCGCCGATTGCTCAGCGTGGAAACTGTGCCGGACCTGCGCGGGCGCTTTAGACCGTCGGTATCCGTGAGTGCACATAGCGGTGGCCCAGGGGCCAGCGGCACGACCAGATTCAATTCGCACAGACCTGAAGCCGTAACTCTCAGGTAGCTGGCGCGGTTGGGGTGGAGCGTTTCCAGGCGTTGGCCTGCTTGCCTATCGAGGTGGTGACCTCGATCGCATTGGCATGTTGCGGGACGCTGATGAAGCGATTGTCCTTGAACAGCCGCATCATGAACTCGACCACCTGGACCTTCTCTACCAGCTGTTCCAGGTGAGGGCGCTTGTCTCGCGATGAGTTTGCTCGGGCGATCAGCATCAGCACGTCGATGCATTCATCAATGACACGCTTCCCGAGCGACTGCTTGAGGTCGCGCGGGATGTTGCGGGTCAGGTTCGTGGCCATGTGCAGCAGCCCCATGGCGGCATTGTAGATCGACAGCTCGGTGTGCATTGCCATGGCATGCCCCTCCTTGGGCGGCCGGTCGCAAGCGACCGGTTAAATGAATGAATTACTGAATAAGCTCGCTGCGGACGGGGCGGACGCGGAGCTCGTAGCGCTTGTCGTGGCTGGCCTGATAGCCATCACCGAAGTACATGCCGAATGCGAGGTAGGCGGAGCGCTGCGATGACGACCAGTAGGAGCGCTCTTGGAAGGCTTCAGGCTCGCCTTCGCGGAAGCCCGCGTGGATCGTCTGTGCTGGGTCTTGCTCGCTGTACAGCAGGCCCACCGGCACGCTGTTGGGGTTGTCGCCGCTGCGGCCGTACTCCCAGTTATCACCGGTAACGGGTTTGAAGTGGCGATACTGTAGCTCCTGCTGGTCGCGCGCCGGGATTGCCCAGTCGCTGTGGCCGCCGATTTCCAGGGCCAGGACCTTCTGCGCGATACCGCTGCCGGCGGCTGCCATCGCTTCGGTATTTGCCCGGCCATCGGTGAAGCTGTCGGCGCCGGCGATCTTCACGCCGTACTCGCCCCATTCGCCGACCAGCTCATGCTCGGCGCCCGCAGTGATGGTGCGGTATTCCAAACCGGTGTCAGGGTCACGGATGACGCCATTGAAATAGCCGCCGCCGTAGGGGTCGCCGATTTTGAGGGTGATTTCTGCTGGTACTGCTTTAGCTGCTGCGGACATGGTCTTTCCTCTTTTCGTGGGCAACAAAAAAGGCGCTGGTGCGCCCTGGGCCGATCAAAAGCAATTAATGAAGGATCAAATAAACAATCTGCGGACAGGGCGGACGCGGAGCTCGTAGTGCTTGCCGTTGAGGCCCTGAGTGCCACCTACGAAAAGCATGAAGAATGCGTTGTTGGCGGAGCGCTGCGAAGATGACCAGTAGTAGCAGTCCTGGGCGAACACCTCAGGGCAGTTCAGCCAGCCCTGGTAAAGCTCGGAGGCGGCCGGTAGGTA